AGTTCTATTTAATACTTTTAGCATATTTTATATAGTATATAAATATTAAAAAAAGTATTAAATAATATTAATAATTATAAGTATGCAACGAGATTTAGATTATGAAAATAATAATATTGGTTTTGATTATCAATACACAGAAGAAGATGGAGGTGGAATAAAATGTAAAAATTATGAACTATGTGAGGCGGTTTTGCCTAAATGGTGGTTTGAATGTAAATGTCGATATTTATGCACTAATTGTGATATGTTTTTTAATACGAATATAATAAGACCGCCTGGTAAAGACAACGGCGTATTAGAAATAAGTGATAATGTTGAATGTCCTATATGTTTGGAAACTAAAAGGGGTATATCATATCCGTGTTGTAATCACACGGCGTGTATTGAATGTTTCAAACGATGTATGTATGGCGATGATATTGGAGAACCAGTATTCCCATACCCTGATATAGAAGACGAATATTATGAAGACACAGAAAACATTAAATGGAAAAACGAATATCCGCTAATTGAAACATACAATATAAATTATAACGAATGGGATGATAAAAAGAATGAAGAAAAGGAAAACAACAAGCATCTTCTATTATGTCCGTTATGTAGGGCATAATTATATTTTGTATGAAAAATTATAAATCGTAATTTACTTAAAAATTATTTATGTAAATTATATAGCAACTATGAGATTAAAAAGTGAATTGTATAAAAAAGAACAAGATGATATTACTGATAAAATTATTAGCATATTAGATTTGGAAAATAAGAATACATATACACTATATGAATTAGACCATAATGAAGATATACAAGAACAAATTATGGAACTTATACCTGAAATACGAAAATGGTTTGCATTTAATAATATGAAAGCAGTAGGAGAACCTGAACGAATTAAACGACCTTGGTTGTCTATTATTAAGAAATTAGTTCAACCAAAATATTCAATTGAAAATAAAGAAGGGCAATTCAAAATTAATGAAAAATGGATAAAAAGTCCAATGTATATTTTTACGGAAGTTTAGGGGGTTTTACTTAAAATATATTATTTAGGGAAAAATACTTAAAATAATATATTTACATAGTATATAGAATGGAAAAAGCAAAAGAGAAACCACCTGAGTTTTTCAAATCCATTAAAACTTCGCTCAAAAGTGTATTGAAACATTCTGAACTTAATACAAAAATAATCAATGATGCTGTTGTGAAATCTAACAAGATTGTTATTCATACTTTACAATTTTTGAAATTATATTTATTAGATTACTATGAAAACAATAATCAAACATTACCAATAGTAAGCAAAGAACTCATTAATAATTCTATGAAAGTTGTTTGTGGTGAGAAAACTGAAAAAAGAGGAAAACCTCCAAATAAAGAAACGATTGAAATGAAAGACAAACTTATCACTTTCTTCAATCAGCACTATTTACCTCTTACACAAAATGACCCAATTGACTATGCTGGACTAAATACTACATTAGATTATTTGAAGGAAGATGTTATCACAATGTATGAGAATAACATACAATTACACTATGTAGAATATGTTGAACGATATGTAAATGTTGTTTGGAAAAAGAAACAGATTGTGAATAAAATAAGAGAATTGGGAAAAACTAAAATGGAGCGTGACGCACGAATAAGAACCCTCTGTGCTGATTTACGAAAAATAAAGAATGATTTATTCAATGTAGATGATAAACCATACCAATCAAATCATCATTATCATAAATGGATTACACAACAAAAGCAACATATTTTACCACCTAAAACCAAGTATGAAAAAAATAGTGTTATGTATGATTTGAAATGTAAAACGATGGATTATTTGCCGTGTATGATTTATATGATGAAACAAGTTGAAAATGACGATGAAAGTGTTAATAATGTGTTTCCATTACGAAGTGAAATCACGCCAAAGTATATACGATTAGATACAACTACATTAGTTAATCTATTATTGAGAAAAGAACACGGAACAAAAGGATTTTTCAAAACAAAAGGGGAACTGAAAAAGAATGAAGATAAGTTATGGAAGTTCTTTTTTAGAACGGAGCGAAAAATGTTTCATAAAACAGGATTTTCATTTCATCATATGGTTTCCACAGATGGAATTGGATTGAGTATTTTATTTTTACGAGATGATTTAGTTGGTAAGAAACTACCTATGATGAAGAAGGGAATATCAAAAGAATTGTATATTGATGAATTAGATAATTATTCTATATTTCAAGATAAGAAAGTTATAGGAATTGACCCTGGAAAATCCGACTTGATTTATTGCGTAGATGATGCTTCCAAAGATGCGAATGTATTTCGGTATTCACAAGACCAACGGAGAAAAGAAACCAAGATGAAAAAATATAATAATATTATTTTGGGTATGAAAACCAATAAGATAGAAGGAAAAACCATCATAGAATATGAAACAGAACTATCGCACTTCAATCGTAAATCACTACAAATTACCAAGTTTAAAGAATATCTACAAGAAAAAAATAGAATAAATCATATATTATTTAAATTTTATCGTAAGGAATTATTCCGTAAGTTGAAGTTTGGTAAATATATCAATATCAAACGAAACGAACAAAAAATGATTAGCGATTTCAAAAAAACATATGGTAATCCTGAAAATGTGGTTATTTGTATAGGTGATTGGGAACAGCGAAAACAAATGAAATATAAAGAACCTACATTAGGAAAGGGAATAAGAACTTTGTTTAGAAAAAATAACTATAATGTGTTTTTAGTAGATGAGTTTAGAAGTTCCTGTAAATGTTCCAAATGCGATGGAGGGATATGTGAGAAGTTTATGGTGCGAGAACACCCAAACAAAAAGAAAAATAAGGACGAATTGCAATTAATTCACGGACTACTACATTGTAAGAATGGTTGTGGGTCGTGGAATAGGGACCGCAATGGTTCGTCTAATATCTACAAAATAGCAAAGAACGCAATAAATAACATAGACAGACCAAGTTATTTATGTAGAGAAACAAGTAATCAAAGCACTTCAACGAGTGCCTATAATCAAACTTTACGCAGGTATGAAAAGACCTAACTTTGAACCTCTTTTTTCGCATTGTTTGTGCGAACTTAAATATTCAAAGGTGTAAATATTAAAAAAAATACTACGAATGAAATTTTTCTAAATAATTGCTTTTCCACGAACCTTTAGATTCAGTAGAAACTATACAATTCCAATGATTTTCATATTGTTCAGGACTATCATAATAATAAACTGAGAGTTCGCCGCTTTGACTTGAGGAATCTTTCATTTTCCAAAATCTTTGTTCGTCTTCAGAACCAATCTTAAAATCATAAAAAGAACCAGAAACAGCATTTCTTATTTTCTTACCAACCATAGTTGGATTTTGACCAAATTGAAGTCTAGTTGGCCTACGCGATTTGGGTGATTCTTTCCCTCCAAAAATACACTCATTATTGTAATCTAATTGGGTATTATCCATTACATAAATATATGTAATTTCTTTAAATATTTTACAATTAAATTTTAGGAACAGAAGATAGTTTGGTTTGTAATAATTGAATATATTTATCTTTTTGTTGTAGTACCATAGATAATTCATTCATCTTAGATTGTAAAGAATTAATAATATTTTGTGCTTCGTGAATAGTAAGATTATGAATAGAACCGTCGTTTTGTTTTATCATAATTCCGGTTACATTATTTAATTGTTGATTTGCCATATTTTTTCTTTTTTCATCAATTTCCTTGAGTTGTTTTAAAACATCAGGTTTTTTATCGGGTTTTCCCTCATCGTAATTTTCAAGCATTTTGTCAATTTTATTCATAAAAAAATCTTTTAGGTCTGGTTGTTTTATAAAGTCATCCACTGTTTTATCAGACTCTTTTCTAAAAGGACCCGAAGGTCCATCTAACAATTTCTTTTTATCAAATGTATTATGATCATGTGAAAAAACCAATATCACTTGTTTAGGATCTAGTTGTACCATTGGGATTGTATATTCTTTTAAAAACTCTTTTTCTTCGGCCAGTGAATGTGCTTCGTTGTACTTAGTCATCTCTAATAATTTTCTTTTAAATGCAAATGTTCCTGCAGTACCATGATTGGCATTATAGGGTCCAAACTGAATCATTTTTGATACATGTTTAAAATATACATATAATTCACTTGAAGCTGCACACAATGCTTTAGGATTCCCTAATAATTTTTCTACAGCATGAGAAACCCTTGTAGGAGGATAATAATCATCATCGTCCATATATACTAATATCTCTCCTTTTGATTTTTCATGCATAATATTTCTTTTTTTACCCAATGTAAGTTTCTCAGGATAGTAAAAGTATTTTACAAGTGGATGGTCCTTTACCAAATCTTCTATTTTATCTGTTCCATCATCAATAATCACCCATTCCATTTTGTCTTTGGAATAAGTCTGATGATTAATACATTTTATAATTGATTCAAAAAAGGGCCTTCTATTAAATGTAGGTGTACAAATACTAACAAATGGTTGAATATTTTTCGTTTTTTTGTTATTTTTTTTATTTTTACCCATTATTTAATTATTAGGTAAATGTTTAAGCCAAAAATCCAAAATAAATTAACAACACCATGATAAATCCTGCAAATCCAATACTTGAAGCAATAATAGGATCAAGGTATTTATAAGCACTCCATATAGTTAAAAGTAAGATTAAAAAGCCTGCCCCCTGTCTTCTTTTATACATTTCATTTTGAATTTTATTTCGTTTCTCTCTATTGAGTAATGGTAATAGGATAAATGCAAAAAATAAAAAGGGTTGAATCGTCGTAATTTGACTCATATTTGCATTAAAACAAAACAAAATAAATAAAAAATTCAAAATTATAGGAATGATGCAAATACAATAAAGAAAGGTGTAAAAATTAAAACCAAAAAATGTTGGTAATAAATTAAAAATATGTTTGAGAGAAAATATGCAGGAAGATCCAAATGAATAGAAAGGGACCCCTAATATAATTATAAATATCATTAAAAAGGAGCCAATATAAAATAGTAAAGTTTCTTGAGATGATTTATCCTCAGAATCCGAACCATCCACAATTGAATTTAACGATGAAAATAAATGTTGTAATAGACTTCTTCCATTAGAATAAGAATCAGCTGTGCTGTCTGCGAACCAGCTTATAATTCTAAAAATATATCCTTCTTTAAAATCAGGTTCATAGCGATTTTTTGTAAAAAAATTTTTATAAGGAAAACTCCATTTATTCATTACAAATATCTTTTGTATGAAATTTTCAAATGAATTTGAACCTTTTCCTCCTCTAAATAAGTTCGAAAACCACCCCTCCTTTCCACTAGGGACATCGGCTAATGTTGTAAAAGGGGAATAAGGAACAAGTTTAGAATTAGTTCCCATCATTTTGGATTTACTGTATGTTTGTACAAAGAAAATTGTAACGGCCCCTAAATAAAAATAAATTATAGCAATAAGAAAATTGTAACCAATAGAATAAAAGAATTTTTTTACATTATTCTTATTTTTCTTTTGTTCTTCAATTGCTTCTAATTGTTCTTTATTTTTTTCTTCTGCTTCTATTGTTTCTTTATCTTGTAAATCTGGCACTAATTCTGACATATATTATATACAAAGGAAAATATTCTCCGTTATATATAAATGTTATTCAAGTTTTTATTCGTATTATTTTTAATCATTGTATTTATTTATTATCTTCCTTTAGTTGAAACCTATTCTAATAAAAGCGTAAGTGTGTATAATTTTGGAGCACCAGGTTCTTCTCCTGCCAATAATTACAAAGATATAAGTTATCAGGTAAAATATAAATGTCGTCCCTCTACAACGGGTATGTTCACCGATTGTGGGCCTTTAGGTTCCAATATTTATGAATATAGTGATACCCGTGGATGTAATGTTCCCGAAAAATGCCTTCAGCAAACCAAAGTTAAATAGCGTATTCTAACCCGGCATTTCCATTTGAAAAAATAACTCGATTGTATCTTTCTTCAAATACCACCAAATCATATGTATAGTCAAAATTTCTCCAAGTAGGTTGATTAATACCTATAGGTTGTCCATCATTATTACACACCTGATAAAATTGTGCTGAAGCATCAAGGGGAGGAATGTAAGTTGTGAAATCAAATTGAATATGATTAAAGAAATTAAGATTCAATGCACCACTAGGCTGTAAGTCAAATGGATCAGTATGTAGAGTAAAATTATAACAATATAATCCTGGTTCCGCAAATCCACTTGTACGAACATATTTTTCGATGTAATTAAACACCCCTGAATCAAAAACATTTTCCCGGTAATCGCCATCAAGAATTAAACCCCAAGTTTGCATAATTTGTTTTTGATTATCAGTTGTATAGGGTCCAGTTAAAAATAAAGTAGAATTGGTACCATCTCCATTAAAATCAGGAGAAATGGTAAGAGGAGCATGAGGAAATTCAGAAGGTTTATTGGCCATTGGATTGCTAATAGGATTTGTATAATTAAAATCCTGTGAAAATTGAATGGGAGAAGGTTGATATTTATAAGGCCAATTTGTATAATTGCTCCATTCATTTCTTAAATTTGCATCACTTCTACGGAAAAACCACATCCATGATGAGACCATTCCCAAGGAATCAAGGGTTACACGATTACTTCCTGTTTTATCGTAAAAACGATATTCAAAAACATTTTTGATTAAATATCTTTGTTCATTTGCAGCAAATATCTTTTGTTCGTCATCTGATAAAAAAGCATAAGTTGAAATTAAATGAATATCTGCATTCCACAAAGAACGCTTATCGGTATAGTTGAGAGAAACATCAGGAGGAGTTTGAACAAATGTATATAATTGCTGATACGCAAGATTAAAATTCGGTTGGATATAAGGATAAAAATTATTTTTATCCTTTACATCTCTGATAGTAAATAATTCTTGAATTGGTCGAATTCTTACATGTATAACTAATTCATTATATTGTAGAGCAATTAACGGAAAGGCTTGCTTTGAGGTAAGGGAGAACCAAGCATTAATAGGAATATAAATATTTCTACTTCTGATAGAGGGTTCAGCTCCTCCCATTGTGTTATTCCAAAAAGCATTTGGATAGGCATTAACCCTATTACTGGAATTACCAGGGTCATTAAAATATGGAATATTACCTGTCATTTCATCAAAGAGTTTTCGTTTTTCACCAGCAAAATCTCTCTTTACCATATTATTTAAATAGGCTCCACTAAAGCGTTGTAATTCTTGACCACCAACGGTAATTCTTACTTGTTCAATCATTTCAGTACCTAAATTTTCAATCCATTTAAATTCATATGGAACCCATTCTGTATTAAAATTTTCTTGGTCATTATAATATGGAGGATAAAGAGGACTCCAAATATTAGGAAGAGTAACAACCAAATAGGTATCCATAAGTAAATCAGCGTTTCTAGGGATACGAAAAGAAAAATCAGAGGATTCAGATAATCTTAATGATCTTAAACCATCATAATCAATTCTAAACTTTTGGAGACCAAAATTGGTATATTTAGCATATACAGATTTAAAAAATGTTTTACTAGGATTTCCAGTTAAAAAAATATTTTGATTTCCAACGGAAACTAAATTTAATAATCCACCAGCCATATTAATATACTAATTATAATATAATTTAAACTATTTTGTGAAATATATATATATATGAATTTTCAAAATATAAATATGGATAATTTCAATTTAGTTATTATTGTATATGCAATTATGTTAATAATTATATTAGCTATACTTTATTATATTTACAACACCCTCAGAAAAGAAAAGGTTAAATGTGCTTTTATGGAAAGGACTTATAGCGAATTTCCAACAATTTCCTCTACAAATCCCACCGAAGATTTTAAATTGTACGATTACTATATAAAATCCGCCTATAATTGTTGTGCAATTGGAGATTTTAAAAATACATTTGTAAATACATGTGCATTAAAGCAAGTAATTAGACAAGGAGTTCGTTTTTTAGATTTTGAAATTTATTCAATTGATAATAAGCCCGTGATAGCTGTTAGTTCTGTAAATGACTATTATATCAAACAATCATATAATTATATTGGATTTGATGAAATTATGATGTTGATTAACTCAATGTGTTTTTCTGGTAACCAATGTCCTAATCCAAATGACCCTTTAATTCTACATTTTAGAATTAAAAGTAAAAATAAACCAATTTATGAAAATATGACCCAAATAATTAATCAACAATTAGAAGGTAGATTATTGGGAAATAAATTTAGTTTTCAGGATCAAGGATCCAATATGGGAGGCGTTATGTTAAAAGATCTTATGGGAAAAGTAATGATAGTAGTGGATAAATCAAATAATATGTTCGAGGATACCAGTTTAGAAGAATATGTTAATTTGGCAAGTAAATCCATTTTTTGCCGTTTATTGCGGGATTATGATGTGAAATATACACCTGATTATAAAGAACTGATTCAGTTTAACCGAAGGAATATGACAATTTCAATGCCTGATTTATCATTTAGTGATAATAATGTATCGCCTACATTACACATGGGGTATGGAATTCAAATGATTGCTATGTGTTATCAAAATCCAGATAGTAATTTAAAATATTATGAAAAATTTTTTAGTGATGCTGGTAGTGCTTTTGTTCTGAAGCCGGAAAATTTAAGGTACAAGCCTATTGTTATTCCTACCCCACCTCCTCAAGATCCCAAATTATCCTATGCTAATCGTGTTGTGGAGGAAGATTATTATAATTTTACAATTTAATTAGTTAATCTTTCGCATAAAAAATTCATATAGAGAGAAATTTATTGCATTTACTGTAACAGATCGAATAACTGATATTGATATTCCATTGAATAATGACCCTTTTTTAAATGCTTCTTTTATTGTAGAACATTCTTTTCCTTGAATTCTTGTTTTTATAGTATCAATAGGATGAGTAATAATTCCACTTGTTAATCCGGCAAATGCTCCACTAATATAAATAGGTAACCCGTAATATCTAGAATTATCGTAAGTAGCAAAATAAATGATAGTAGCAGGAAGTTCTCTCAAAGCAACGACATTTGTGTGTTTATAAGATTGAAGAAAAGACTTCATATTTATTTTATAGGGAATATTATATTGCTTCAATATTTTATAATTATCAAGAGGAGTACATAAAATGGTAGAGAGAAATCCACAATAAGAATAACTTATATATTGATTATTATATTTTTTAAAATAGTGGTTAGATCCGAAAGTGATAGAATTAATTAATGCATTTTGAAGAACAGGAAAAAAAAGTCCTCGATACAAATTACTGTAGATTATTTTTTGATTGTTGGATTGCTGTAGTGTTTTAATGGTATCAAATGGATGTCCAATAATTATATGAATTACCCCACTTAAAAACGCACTTATCAAAGATTTTAATTCATCATTCATTATTATAAACTATTTATGTGTTATTAAATAGTTAATAAAATTGATTTAAAATAATTTTGAAAACGATAGATAATAACATGAAAAATAAACATAAGTTAGGACAATATTTTACAACAAATATTGAACTAAGAAATAAGGTATTAGATTTCATTACGAATAAGCCAAAATGTATATTAGAACCTTCTGTAGGTCAAGGTGACTTGGTCGAAGTAGTCATTCAGAATAAACCAAAGGTAAAATTTGAAATGTATGAAATAGACAAAACAATTAAGCTATTGAATAATGTTCCGAAAAATGTAATATATGGTGATTTTATAAATCAGCAAATATCAAAGAAATATGATACAATTATTGGAAATCCTCCTTTTATAAAGACAAAGAAGGGTAATATTTACATTGATTTTATTGAAAAATGTTATAATTTACTTGAATTAAATGGAGAGTTAATATTTATTGTACCTTCTGATTTCTTCAAATTAACTTCAGCATCCAAACTATTGCATTGTATGCTTACAACAGGTACATTTACGCATATATTTCACCCACATAAAGAAAATCTCTTTGAAAATGCTTCAATTGATGTATTAGTATTTAGATATTGTAATAACAATTGCTTGAAAAAGGAGATATATTATAATAATAATTTACTTCATATAATAGAAAATGAAGGAATGGTAACATTTTCAAAAACTGAAAAGACCAATTTAGTTTCTTTCAAAGAGTGTTTTGATATATTTGTAGGAATGGTAACAGGTAAAGAATCTGTTTATAAAAATGATGAACTTGGTAATATAGAAATAATAAATGGTGAGAATAAAAAAGAGAAATATATATTTATTGACAAATTCCCTTGTGAAAATAGAGAGATAAATAATTATTTAATAAAATATAAACAAGAATTAAGTGAAAGGAAAATTAGAAAATTTAATGAAACAAATTGGTTTGAATGGGGAGCACCAAGAAATATATCTTCTATCAAAAAATATAATGGTGAAGAATGTATTTATATTTATAATTTAACTAGAAAAAAACGAATAGCTTTTAAGGGAAAAGTAGATTATTTTGGTGGAGGGTTAATAATGCTTGTTCCAAAAAAAGAAAATAGTATAGAATTAGACAAAACAGTTGAATATTTAAATAGTGATGCGTTTCAAGAAAATTTTATATTTTCTGGAAGATTTAAAATAGGACACAGACAAATAAGTAATTCATTTATTTACATTTGAATTGTTCTAATGTTATTCATGAATGTTTCTTTCCAACTAGGTTTTGGTTTTTGGAAAGCATCTAATAGTTGTTTAATATTTTTTTCTATTTTTTGGTAAGTAAAATTTCTATTTTTATTCCACATAACTTGAAAGGGTAGGTTATTAATATTAGGAGTTAAATCAACTAGGCCTTTCACCGAATTTACAATTATATCGTCACAATTAGTTTTATTGACTACAATAAAATAGTAATCTTTTTTAGGTTGCAAATTGTATTCTTTTTGTTTCAATTTTTCAATAAGTATTTTGCTCATTTGTCCATTTTGGTAACTTTCATATAAATGTAACTCCTGATTGGTGTATGCATGAACACACATTGCTAAATTACCTGTATTATCACTTGTCAATGTTGTAGTACTTTTAATATTAACGGGAAGCATTCCATATTGAAAATCTTTAATTAGTATATCATACCACATTCTAGCCTTGGGTTTAAAGATTCTATTAGAATATGTTTCTAATAAAATTTTTATTATTTCATCTTCATCCATACAACTGTTGATTCTACCATCATCAGTTGCTTTGCACATGTTAATTGTATTTTTTTTTAGATAATTTTGAATAGAATACAAAGCATTTGGTAATCTTTTTTTTCGTAATAAATGTCCTCTAATGAAAGATTGACACTTAATTATTTTTTTTATAAAGGATTGATTTATTTCTGAAGTAATGGTTTCTTCAAAATTCATTGTAGTTATAAAATATAAGTATAGAGGTTTTTTAATTCAATTTTAAAAATTAAGTATTAAATATAAAATAATATAATAAATAATATGTCTTCTCTCTTAGAAGAAAAAAGTAGTAAAACTGAATACCAAAAATTTATGGATCAGAATGAAGGAGATAACTTTAATAAGAATATAAATTTGGAAAAATTATGTACTTCAAAATATTTTTGGGCTGAGCCTTATCTCTTAAAAATTCTTCCCTATTTATTGGATAATATTTCCAATTACAAGATGGCAGAAACTTCTGATAATTCATGTCATTTAATTTTATCAGCATTGAGTAAAGAAAGCGTGCATTTGGTTTTCGATATTATCTATTCTTCATTTGATTCCATGAAATGGCAAACTAAGTGTGGAGGTTTAATGTTATTATCAACATTGGCCAATTTACATGGAGATATGGTAAAGCAAAATTTATACCATATTATTTTGCAATTAATAAATGTTGCATGTGATATTAAAAAAGAAGTAAAAAATAAAACAAGAGAAACATTTGAAAAATTATGTTCGACTATTGATAATGTTGATATCATCAAAATTATTCCTGATGTAATTAAAGCTTACATGGAACCTGTCAAATTCACAGAAAATGCTTTAGATAAATTAGTAGCAACCTCTTTTATAAATGATGTAGATTCTTCTACATTGGCTTTATTAGTACCTATTTTGACAAAAGGGATGAAGGAGCGAAAGGTAGCTTCTAAAAGAAGAGCAGCATTGGTAATTGGAAATATGTGTAAGCTTGTAAATGATCCACGAACAGCAGCTTTATTTTATCCTGTATTGAAACCTGTATTAGAAAGAGGAATTGATGAAATTGCTGTTGAAGAGGTCAGAAAAGTATGTCAAGATTCTTTGGATACATTACAAAGGGTATCGAGTGAAGCTTCAGTAATCTCAGATGCTGTAATAACATTAGAGGAATTGAAGATTTTAATTACAAAAGATGTATCCTCATTTTTAAATGACCAAAATATAATCAATCATATAGCATTATGTTGCGAAAAATTAGTACAAAATAATGTGTTAAATAAAGATAGTTGGAATAATTGTATTGTACCATATGTGAAGGAATTTTGTGATTCAGAAGAACTTATTAATAAAATTTCAACTCATATTATTCAAAAAGGTATGGAAAATTTAACGCCTGAAAAAGTTGATCCTGAAGATGAAGAAGAAGACCTATGCAATGCTCAATTTTCTCTTGCTTATGGTACTAGGGTACTTCTACATCAAACACCATTCAGAGTAAAAATAGGAAGAAAATATGGCTTAGTAGGTCCCAATGGAGCAGGAAAATCTACATTAATGAAATCAATAGCTGGTGGAAATCTTCAAGGATTTCCCGAACATTTAGTTACAGTATATGTAGAATGTGAAATAATTGGTGAAAAGGCTGATATGAGCGTTTTGGATTATATAATTTCAGATGAAAAAGTTAAACAAAATGGCTGTAGTGAAGAAAAAGTTAGAGAAATGCTTACTTCAATGGGTTTTGGGGTATCAAGAACAGCAGCAGCCATAGAGGCAGGAGTAAGTACTTTATCGGGAGGGTGGCGAATGAAATTGGCGTTGTCAAGAGCAATGTTATTAAATCCAGATATGCTTTTGTTGGATGAACCTACAAATCATTTGGATCAGTTTGCTGTGAAGTGGTTAATAGATTATTTAATAAATTTAAAAACATGCACAAGTTTATTGGTTTCTCATGATACAAAATTCTTAGATGCGGTATGTACGAACATAATTCATTATGAGAATTTAAAATTAAAGAGCTATCGTGGAAATTTATCGGAATTTGTAAAGCAAAAACCTGAAGCAAAGGCATATTATGAGTTGTCAAGTGACATGGTAGCTTTTAGTTTTCCTGAGCCTGGGCCTTTAGACGGGGTAAAATCATTAACAAAGGCTGTATTAAAGGCCAAAAATATTTCTTTCCAGTATCCTACTGCTCCATTGCCCCAATTAATAGGAGTTTCTATTCAATGTTCCCTAGCTTCAAGAGTTGCTGTTGTAGGAGTAAATGGAGCAGGTAAATCAACACTAGTGAAAATAATGGTAGGTGAGTTAGAACCAAATGAGGGGACAATAGATAGACATCCAAATCTGAGAGTAGCCTATGTAGCACAACACGCGTTTGCACATATAGAGGATCATCTGGAAAAAACACCGATTGAATACATAATGTGGAGATATAGAGGAGGGAGGGATAAAGAAATGATACAAAAAGATTCAGTAACCATGTCGGAGGAAGAAATCAAAGAAATTAGGAAAAAAGCATTAGAAGAGAAAACAGGAATTGTGGAAGAATTAAATGGACGAAGAACTGGTAAAAGAGAGAACGAGTATGAGGTCATTTGGGAAGGAATTGGAAGAGAAAATAGTTGGCATTCAAGAACAGAGTTACTACAAATGGGTTATAAAAAAATGTTAGAGGAAAAAGATGAACAAATAGCTATGGAATCTATGTTAGGTCAAAGAAAATTAACAACTGGAGAAATACAAAAGCATTTTGACGGATTTGGTTTAGAACCCCAATTTGCACAACATACAAGAATGGGAGCTTTATCAGGTGGTCAAAAGGTAAAAGTAGTATTGGGAGCTGGATTATGGAATTTACCACATCTTGTTATATTAGATGAACCTACGAATTTCTTGGATAGAGATTCACTAGGAGCGTTGGCAAGTGCGATTAAAGAATTTAAAGGTGGAATATTTATGATTTCTCATAATGCTGAATTTTACGAAGCATTGTGCCCTGAAAAGTGGATTTTAGAATCGGGTCGTTTGACTGTTATGGGTGCTGAATGGATGGAAGAGGTTGAAAAGGCCCGTAAAAAAGCAGAAAAATTGGCTAAACGCGGATTAAATCTTGATAAATTTAATCAAGAAGATAAGAAAGATGCTTTGGGAAATACAATTGAAACTTCCAAAAGCACAGAACCACAAGAATTGTCGAGAGCTGATAAAAAACGATTGATGAAACAACGCAAAGAAATGATCAAAAATGGAGAAGATACCTATGATATAGATATTTTGCTAGGAATTAACGAATAGGAATCTTACAGTTTTACTTTCCCAATTACTAGTTGGTAATTTAAAATTGTAGCAAATGATATCCAAATAGCATAGGGAATGTAAAAAATAGTAAATTGCCATGAAGAAGGATGATGATAGAATACCCAAATTCGATAACATGCAAATAATACTAAAGAGACCATACTAATAAGACCTTTAATGTACTGCATTTGTGACCGTCCTTTTATATCTGGTTGATATCTGAAGTTCCAAAGCCAAATTGCTTGTAATCCAGCTTCAATTAGAGTATCTCGTTTAACAATATTTTTAAAAGAAGAAGAAAATTGAGGAACCACTTGAAGAATGCAATAATTCATGTAAAAAAGTCCAAGATAGAGAATGGGCCAAACTGTTCCAAATACAAATCCTGGAGGTTGCCAAAGAGCCTTACTTTCCCATTTGTCGAATTTATTTAGGTCTAAAAGAGTAAATGGTAAAGAAACTAAAAAGGGGGAAGCACTCACAACAGCGTTTGAAATAGTAGAACTAGGAAACATATTATTATTATATAATAATATTTTTCTATATAATTTAGACAAGAAGTTTATGAATTAAAATAGTAAAATAATGTTGCATTATTGTATATGGATTATAATGAAAAAGAATTGGAAATATTAAGGAAAGCTGTTGATATAGCGGAAAAAAAACAAGGATTTAAAGTAGCCAACTCTCCTGAGGTTAAAAAAATAATTAAAATAGTAGAAAAATTTATAAAACAAAAAGAATTAATTTGTTATGGTGGAACCGCTATTAATAATATTTTACCTCAAGAAGATCAGTTTTATGACAAATCTATCGAAATACCCGATTATGACTTTTTTTCTACAAAAGCATTAGATCATGCCAAGGAACTAGCAGATATTTATGCTGCTAATGGTTATAGTGATGTAGAAGCAAAAGCAGGAATTCATAAAGGAACTTATAAGGTATTTGTAAATTATATTCCTGTAGCCGACATAACTCATTTGGATAAATCAATTTTTAGTGCTGTAAAAAAGGAGGCAATTAAAGTAGGAGGTATCCTATATACCCCTCCTGATTATTTAAGAATGTCTGCCTTTTTAGAACTTTCAAGACCACAAGGTGATGTAAGTCGTTGGGAAAAGGTCTTAAAACGATTACAACTACTAAATAATAATTATCCCGTAAAGGGATTACATTGTAATAATAAATTATTTCAGCGCTCTATGGAAGATGAGTGTTTAGAAGGAGATATTTATAATATTGTAAAAAACGCGTTAATTGAAAGTGATGTAGTGTTTTTTGGTGGATTTGCAAATGCTCAATATGGAAAATATTTTCCTAAGTCCAAAAGGAAAATAGTAAAAAAGGTACCCGATTTTGATGTACTTTCAAATGACCCTTTAAAAACTGCTGCAAAAGTAGAGGAAAGTTTAAAAAAAAATAAAATTTCAAATATTAAAATAATTAAACATCCACATGTAGGAGAAATTATAAATGAACATTATGAAGTAAGATTAAATGATGAAACTTTGGTTTTTATTTATAAACCATTAGGGTGCCATAGTTATAATATTTTGAAATCACAGGGAAAAAAAATAAAAATAGCCACAATAGATACTATGTTGAGTTATTATTTGGCATTTATATATGCTAATCGTGAGTATTATGATAAACAAAGAATATCTTGCATGAGTCAATATTTATACGAAATCCAAGAAAAGAATAAATTGAATCAAAAAGGATTATTAAGAAGATTTAGTTTAAATTGTTATGGAACCCAATCAACATTAGAATCAATGAGAGATGAAAAATCTAATAAATTTGAAGAATTAAAAGAAAAAAAAGGAACAAAAGAATATGATGAATGGTTTCTTAAATATACTCCTCTTGTTAAAACTAAATCTAAAACAAAAACTAAAAAAGAAGATAAAAAAAGAAAAAATAAGACGATTAAGAAAAAGAAAAAAGGAAAAAATTGAACTTAAATAAAGAATCCTATATTAGGTTAAAATAAATGAGTTGCCTTGAAATTGTCATTGGATGCATGTTTTCAGGAAAATCAACAGAATTAATAAGAAGATGTAACCGATATAAGGCAATTGGACATTCTATCTTATATATTAATCATTCTAATGATACAAGAACAACTGATTTTATCCAAACACACAATAAAAATAAAGAAAAGGCAATAAAATTAAATACATTGATGCCTTTTTTAGAAAGTATTGAATATGCCACCAGTAGTGTGATTGGTATTGATGAAGCTCAGTTTTTCCCTGATTTGTACGAGTTTGTGGTAGCTTCTGAAAAAGAAAATAAAAAAATAATAATTGCTGGTCTAGACGGTGATTTTAATAGAAAACCATTTGGTAAAATACTAGAATGTATTCCTTTATGTGATGAAATTGTAAAATTAACTGCCTTGGATAAAGATGGAACCCCAGCTATTTTTACCAAACGAATAAATGATGCTAATCAAGAGCAAGTTTGTGTTGGGGCAGCAAACTTATATCAGGCTGTATCTAGAAAACATTATTTAGAATAAGATCAAAGGAAATAATAATAAAATATATCAAAAATAAAATCAGAACAAATTTTTTTCATCATAATGTAGATTGAACTTTTTTGAAAATAGGAATGAAAAGAGGGAGACAATTTTTGGTAGTAATAAAATAAATGAATTAGAATCATAAATAATATTTCTCTTAATCTGAATCGTATAAATTCAAATATAGACCAATGATTTACATAACTGCACATTGAAGTAGAATTATTTAAAAGAAAGAAATTATGGATATCTAAAATACCGTTTAGTTGTCGATTAGAAATATTTTTATCGTGTTGCGTATTAAAAATATTTTTCCATTTATCAAAATGAAGTAAGTTGATAAACAGAATAGGTTCATCATTTTTTGTTCTTTTTTTAAAAATATAGGGAGTACATCCATCAATATATTGTAAGTTATCAATTTTATCTGTCATTAAAAAAGGAATAAAAGACGAATATATTAATTGTTGTTTTACATCATCGTTACTGTTATAGGAAGAAACGACGACATGTTCGGCCTTTGTAATATTATAATAATTAATAAATAGTTTATTTTCAAGGTATTGATAGCAGTTTTTGTCAAGTTTTAATATAAATTCATCTATTATTGATGAAAAACAAAAGAAATTAGCATTCGTCCTGAAATTTTCTCTTAATTGTGAATATAAAGTTTCCATTTCTTTTAAGTCATCTGTTAAATAAAGCAATCCACATAAAGCACCTACACTAGTTCCAGATATTTTATTAATTTTTACATAACCTTGTTTTTCCATTTCTTTTAGGTATAATAAAGCACCGTATAAATAGCCTCCATTAAATGCCCCTCCATCAAGTACAATACTAATTTCAAGTGGTTTGAAAGGTTTATCAATATTTTCTAATAAGGAATTGATTTGAGAAATAAATATAGTTGTCATTATATGAAAAAAAATATAATTATTTATTTTTTTTTTCATAATTAATTAATTAAATAATTTATGAATTCCGTAAAAACCAAATGTAAAAATGATACTTGAAACAACATATCCATTTAAATTAAAATTTCCGTCCTTGAGAATTAAAGAAGGGAAATTCCTGGACATTAATTGTTTAAAAAAAGGAAGTTGTAATATAAAAAATAAAAACCCAACTAAAATAGGAATTTGCAACTCTTGATATACAACCTCTAGACTGTCTTTTCTATTTTCTTTTGCCAAATGTTTTGCTAATAATTCCTGTTCTGATTCATAACTTTGAACATAGTCATTAAAATGAACAGATTTTGGAATATAATTTGGTTGAACTTGAGCATCTGTTGTTAAATGTACATTTTGATTGGGTATATCACGATTTGGTAATGAAGTCAGACCATTGTTGGCAGCTTGCATAACATCATTTTCAAGCTGTTGAATAGCAGATTGTTGATTAATTGCGGGAGGAGCTATATTGGTATTTACTTGAGGAACCATGGTAGGTGGAACAGATCCAATTTCTTTTGTTTCCATAACCACTTGATTGGTTGCAGGATTAGAAGGAAGTTCAGATAAATTACTAGTATCAGCCATAAATTAATAAAAGAAAGGTAAATAACATAACTTACGCAATTTCAATTATTTTTTTATTTGAATCACACTTTACCGGTTTAACAGAATAAGAAATACAATCATTATCATATTCAAAATATTTTTTGAAAAAGGATGCTATTTTTGGAGATTTAAATTTATAACAACTTTTATCTTTACAAATTTTTCTAAATAAAGTAGCTAAACCAAAACCCAAAACAAATGAAATAATATATTTACTATATTTTGAGTAAAGTAATCTTTTTATTTTATCATTCATAAATTTCTATATAATGAGTAAAGAAATTAGTTTTGAATTGGAATTTTATTAATTTTTAATTTATTAGAAGGACATTTTACTATAGAGGGTTGTATTAAATAGCAATTATCAACTTTATCTACAAATTGCATAGATTTGTAATTATAAGGGGTAGGATATACGCGTACTGTTTTTTTAGGTAACGGTGTAATAAATATTAAAAATATTCCAAATAAAAATCCAACTATGAAGGAAGATGGTGAAAATAGTTTCATATATATAATCATGAGATAATCTTTGGTTTTTCAAATTCAAATTCAAAATCAGATAATTCATTTGGGATTGCTTTTAATCTACGGTCCTTTAATCCTTCAGTATTAAAATTATAGGCAGCACCATCGGGTTCAACATAATACGATGAATTTGAAAGATTTTTATATTTTTTTACTAATGGTATTAATGTATAAACATAAAGTGACATTGCTTCATTATATTTTTTTTCGGAAACATATGATTCAATTTGTTTTCGGGTATCGAGGATTTCTTGATTTATTATTTTTTTTTCTTTGGTAAATTGAGATGTTTGTTTTGTATTTTCCATAAATTCTTTCACATATCCTGTATAAAAGTTATTATTTTCCTCAAACTCATTTTTTTGTTTTTTGAATAAGGAAAGTGCTTTTGGTTCATCTATAAATTGAAAAATAAGATTTAGTTTTGTAATAATAATTTCATCCTTATCTTGTTCCTTAACAGATTGATAATTTCTTAATATTTCGTTATAAGATTCCGAAGAAGATTTTTGAATTTGAATATTGAGGTTACATGGCGATGTTCCACCACATTTTGCCTGTAATTTTCTATCTTTATCTATAAATAGTGTCCCCCCATTTTTATTACAGGAAATACATTTAGGTTGTAATTTTTTCAATCTGTTTCTTTTTTCAGCAATTGTTAACTTTACATTACTAAAAATAGGTTTTTTCATTTGATTAAGTTTGGTTTCATATTCATTTTTTAATTTATAGTATTTATTTAAAGCTTCATAGGGATCTAATTGCTCAGTCATATATAAAATTAGAATATAATTATTTTGGTAATAAATCAAAATTTGAATCAGGTGTCCATTGAGGTAAATCTGTAATTAGAGAAGAGGATTTTTTAGAAGAATTCATACCTTGTGCCATTTTAATTTTAGAGAGAATATATTCTTTTTTCTTTCTCTCTTTTTGTTCAATTTCAAGAGAAGTAGGTTTCCCTTTATACATTATAATCAAGAAACCTCCTAAAACCAACATTAGTATTAAAAACAACAATAAATTATGAATAAAGTTGGAATATTCAAAGCGAACTTTATGACAATTTTTAAGAGTTTTATCAATAAAATATTTCATTCCTGGTTCAACTAAAGATGGATTTGGAATTGGATTTGAATAAAATGTCATATTATGACTCTATTAAATAAAAATAAATTATAATCATAAATTATACAAATGAATACTTCTATTGTTCTATTCTTATTAATTACTTTAGTTTATTTCTTTTTTAAATATAAGTTTTTCAACTCTAGCTATACTCCAATTATTACATCCATTTATTTATTATTGTTATTAGTGGTTCAATTTTGGACATCTGCTTTACTATTACAATCTAAGTGTAACTCTATTAATTATGCAACCGTATTTTTCTCTTCAATCGTCCCTTGGTTTTTTATAATAGGATTAATGATTGCTTTATTAATTGTTTTCCCATCATGGAAAGCACCATTTTCAAATACATTTGGTTATGGTTTAACATTATTAGGAGGAATAAGAACTCTATTAATAAAAAAAATACTAAAAAGTCCTAGTAATGAAAACACTACATACAACGATGCAATTAGAGAAATATACAGTGACCCATCTTTGATAATAAATGAAATAACACCAAATAATTTTGAAATATTTTGGTCTAAAATGTCACCTTTATTCCAAGAAAATGCCAATTTATTTAAGGAGTCAATGTATAAATTAGTTATTTTAAAGGATCTATGTAGTGAATTTTTGTGGTATTTATTGGCTGGTTTATTGGCAATCAGTTTAGGTTATCAATATTTACTAAATGCAAAATGTGATAGAAGTGTAGAAGAATTAGAAAAATCTCAAAATGAAATTAATACAACAATCAAAGAAAATGAAGAAGAATCAAATAATGTAAAAACTTATTCATTTGATTAGTATTGTATTTTTGGATAGGTAATGTAATATAAAATAAATAAATAGGATAAAAAAGCAGTAATTATGGTAAAGAACCAAATAGGTACAGCTGTTTTTTTTTGGAACCCGAGTCCAAAATCTCTAAAAGTTCCATCTTGGTTATAAAAAATATTTGGTTTTAATTTATGTATAAAAAAAATTATAATTAGAAATAAAAGTATTGAACAAGAAATTATATTTTTTTTAATTAATGATCGGGGAAGCATATATATATAAATAGTAAATAATTTTTTGATTTATATATTACAAATTTCATTAAAAACCTTCTGTAGATGTATATACCATTTCATAGAAATATTATCTTGTTTCCACACTGCCTTATGGAAATCAATTAAATTGCGTAATTGTATTTTTTTAATTTTTTTCAGTTTATGTGTTTGCTCATACATAATAATTTGATGGAGCATGTCTGTATAGCCTCTAACAATACATGTATTAATTAAGGGATTATAATCAAGTCCCATATTACTATTATTACATTTACAAGAAAATAGTTTATTATTTTCAATTTTCTAATAAAATCCTTCATCTCCATCATTCTCTCCATAATCATCATCTTCTGGTAAATGGTTAAGTGAATATTCTTCTTGTTCAATTAAAAGATCAGTGTTCTCAGGGTCCATTTGAATTCTATTGTCAATACCTGTTCCTCCAATCGCTTCTTCATTTGAAATATTTTCTTCCATTAATAATCGCTCTTGATCATAAGTTTCTTTTACATAAGAAATTAATCCCTTTTGAATACCTACACCCCACGCTCCTAATTTATGTTTTTTAAGTAAATTATTTACTTTTCTCTCTTCATCTTCCATTGCTTCCAATTTTTCGGTAATTGATTCTTTTTCTTTTTCTTTGTATTTTCTAATTCTTTTCATTAAATCCTCATAACTAAAATTCAACATGTTTTTAGTGTTTAAGAATTTACCAATGATTAAAGTTAAATAATTAGCTATAATTGCTTCCATATCCAATTGTTCTACTAATATTTTTTCTAACTCCGTTCTCTCTTGGTTATTTTCTAACTCTGAAGAAGTTGTTAGACTTCCCATAAAGTTATCCTTTTTAATTTCAATAATTTCTGGAATTTCTCTTACAATTGTTGTATAATTTTCTAAAATTGATAAGAAACAATATTCATATAAATAAATTGAAACATTTTTGTTAAAAACAGAAAAAGTTGTTTTCTCATTTTCTAATGGAAAAAGATAAGGAATATTAATGGAAAGGATATAAATATCAATGATCTTAGCATTTATTTCTTGGGATAAAATACCTAATGATGTGTTATAAAAAGAGGAGAACCCTTCATAGTACGAGTCCATAAAATTTGTCATATCTTGTTTATGAGCATCCGATAACCCCCAATACTTAGGAGCTAAATAATCTTGGTGATTTACTTTATTCTTAATCATATATGGGAAAACTTTAACTAACTGATGAATACAATTATGGAAAAATGTTAAAACTCTAAACTCATTATGATTATTATTTTGATTTAAAGAATTTGATTTAATATCAATCCATGTCATTAGTTCCTGTAGTTTATCTCCTAATTTATTATTTCTTTTGTTTGTTTGAATAAAATCGGTAATTGTATTTTTTAAGGAATTATTCTTTTCGAACAAGTAGTTTTTTAATTCTTTCATTTCCTCATTTTCTTCTTGAAGAGAAATATCGTATGTATCTAATAAATCTTTTAGCATTTTTTGTAATTTATCAGTAATAATTGAATTATCGGTTGAATTTAGATAACCTAAAAATTGTTGAAATGATTCAACCTTGGTAGAAACTTTATTAGAAAAAGGTAAAAGATTTAATTTATTCTGTTGGTTAATAATGAATAAAAGTTTTTGGAGAGAAGTATTATTAAAATTATAACCCTGTTCTTTAAGTATCCTGATTTGATCTGAAATAGACGCATACTTATCAAATTGTTCTGGTTTTTGCAAGCAAATAGCTTGTATATTTTTAGAAATAGCAAGGTCATTATTAAACCTACAATAATAAATAAATGCTTTGTAAATCGTTTTCTCATCAAATTCGGTTGATTCAGGCATTTGGGAATCAGAGGGTAAATTTAACCTAGATGAAAGTATGATACTTTTAGACAACAACATAACATCATTTTTGATTAATTCGATTGAAGCAATAGTTTCGTTGGTTGTCTTTATTGAAGCATTTTCATTCATAAAATATAGAAGTGCTGTTTTTTCAGTTGAAGTTTCATTACAGCAATAATTTTCGACAAATGGTTCATTTTTATTATTAAATAAAAGTAATTCCTTTTTGGATACAATAGTTTGAATTTTTTGGATAATTGACAAGGATAAATAATTCATCTTTGATAAAACCATTAAAAATTGATCTTTTTGTTCTTCTTTTCCCTTTTTAATATTTTCGAAAAATGACTTTTTAAAGTTGGAAGATAAAGGTTCAATTGTTTTTAAATGAACTCCATCAATAGGAGGCAAAAATTGTATCCATTTTGATAATGTCCTATAATTAGGAATAACCTCTTCTTTGTGATAAGTGATAAATATTCTTTTTTGTTCTAACATTTCCTGTAAGTCAGGATTTACCAAGATGTATTTTTCAATCAGTTCTTTAATTTTTTCAGCAATTGTTGATTCAGGAATTTTTAAAATTGAATTCCATGGTTGTATGGAACTTTTTAATGATTTGGCTACGCAACTAATATATTGAATTCCATTATTAGAACCTGTTAATTCTAAAGGAAAACCATCGAATGATTTAACACATTTTCCTGGAAAACTTTTATTTGTTTTAACAGAGGGGATGGAGGTTTGAATTGCAAAATGTATAAAAGATAATGTTGTAATAAGAGTTGAAAATTGAACTGTTGCTTGATAAGATATAATTTTTTTATTTTTTTTGGCCAAAAATTCTACTTTCCTGTTATATAGAGTTTCAGATGGAATAGTTTTATTTAAAACTTCACTAGTATTTTTAATTATAAATTCTTGAAATGGTTGTAGGGGAATATAAAGAAAATTTGACATTGCTTTTACCACCGCTCTTATTGTTTCTTCTTGAGGATTAATTATTTCTTGTGTATTGGGTGGAAGAGTAAATTCTTGTTCCAATATGTTTCTACTTTTATTAGCAAATCCTTGAGAATCATATCCCTCATCAACATCAAAGTCTCTTTGAATAATAGTATAACCACTATGTTCATCTACATAACTATCACCATCATCACTTAATTTTCCTTGAGTTTTAATAATATTTTCAATAGTTTGTAGATAATTACCTTTTTCTACAAAAATTATAGCAATTGTAAATAAAAAGGTTGGTAAAAGTTTTTGGCTTGTTTTAATACAATATCTCCAATAAGGATTTTCGTCATTAATAGAAGCACGAGTATATTTGTTAGCAAATTGTACAATAAAATATTGTTTTTGAGCTAAATCTTTATGACCAAGAATCTGGTTTTTTAAATTCTGAAATGGAGAAATTTCATTTAATTCTGCATCTTGAGAAATATATGTACCTAATTGGTACTGGTAATTATTATATTTGTAAATTTGATTCTTCGTTAATATTCGATTCTTACGAATAAAGTGTTCAAAATAAGACAATCTTCTTTGTAAAATTCTAGTTAATTCTTCCTTTGATATATCGAACCGATAATCAAATTCTTTTAACGCAGATTTCACAGCATCAATATTAAATTCTATTTTGCTTGTTTCAATTGATTCACAATTATTTTTAATTTGAAAACAATTTGTTTGTAAATTACAAAATTCGGTTTTAGATCCGTCAAACTCTGAATCCTCTTCCCATGTTTCTAGAACTCTTTTATAGTAAATAGGTCTATTCCCTGGAGATTCAAGAATAGCATAATCACCATTTTCAACCTTTCGTTTTTTGGAAAGTAAGGCTTCTACTTCTTGTTTAGCTTCTAAAATTGATTTATCAACACTTAACTCTTTAATTAGGAATTGTTTAAATTCAAGAGGAGAGAGAGATTGTTCTTGTTCTTTATAGGAAGATAAAATCTTATAATTGGTTTGGTCAAGATTTTTATCGAAATAGATGGTCTTTGCATTGTCTTCTTCTAATTCATCTAATTCTAAGTATTTTTTGGCAAGGGTAAAAGTTTCACATTTATTTGTTTTTTCTTTAGTTTGTAAGTTTTTAATTAAAATTTCATTTGTTTTTACTAATTCATCTTGTATATTTAAAAGACTATATAGATCTAAATTTGATAATGCGATAGCACTTGATAACGCAGAACAATTATCATTATCATACATTTTTTTCAATATTTCACTTGAAGAAAAATCGGCTTTGACACGATATAAATAATCATAAATAATTTTTTCCAAATCACTGGATTTTTCAAATATTTCTAGCATACTAACAACAGGTGCCTTTTGATTTGGTTTATCTAATAATTCTCTAAATTTTTTTCTGTTTTGTTCTAACTTTGATTTAAATGATATCAATTGTTCATTGATAAATTGTGTGATTAATTCATAAAGTGGGAGTGAAATAGAATAGACATTAGCTGGTGATAATAGATTTCCAATTGAATATACTGAAAAATCATTTGATTGTATATTAGATTTAATCTGTTGAAAAATCTGAATAACGGACGGAAGTTGTTTTTGAAGATTCTTCTCCAAGTCTAAATCTGGCTGATTATCCAAGTTTAGATCAATAATTTCATTAAATAATGAAGAAATATTTTCTGGTTCGGATAAAACATTACTATTACTGTTTAATGTTTCAAATATTTCATATAAGGTATTGTTAATATTTGTTTTTTGTAATATGGAAGAGGTCGGTTCTTGAATAAAACTATATTGATAATAAAATTTAGGTAATAATAAATAAGATTTTATGTAAGCGTTTATATCTTGGTAGGGTTGATTCAAAAATCTTTTCACTTTAACAAATGATTTGGAAGATATATTAGAATTGTAGTTTTCCAAGTTATCAACTAAGGTGTCACTGTTTTTAATTGGTAAGACATATAATTGATCTTTTGATAAAGGAGGTGTAACTATTTCCATTGTTTCATTTATTCTATTCAAATAGTAAGAATATTTATTAATTTCACCAGAAATATTATTTTGTTCCATATTAACTTTGGTTTCGTAAAGTTCATCAAGAAGACCCTCCAAAGTTTTAGGGTTAAGATCATCGTATTCGGCAGAATTCGCTGTATTATAAATTAATTTTTGGTTAGAAACAATAGGTTTTATCCATCCTATGGAATTTCCTTTTGTTAAGGTGGAAACCATAGGATTAGCACTTAAATCAATAGAAACAAATTTTTTAATATTTCCATAAGAATCAAACTCAGAATAGGTTTCTCTCAATTGTTTAAACCTTCTGATTAAGAGATGAATTCGGTTCATTACCTCAATGGTTCTTTTATATGTAGGAATGGAAGCTAATATTTCATCTAATAAATCATTTGTTTGTACTTCAATACTGAATCTTTTTTGACTTTCATCTACTTCATATTCAAGTTCGATTTCAGGTAAAGAAGGACCAAAGCTAATTTGATCAGCTTCTAAAATAATATCATTTAAATCTTTAATAGAGGAAATATTATCTTCATCCAATACTTCTTCTGCCTCTTTTTGTTCAATTGCAATTTCTTCCTCGGGTGTTTCAATAGGGATAGGTCGATTTCTTTTATTAATTTTTTCAATTTGTAAATCTTCAGGTAAGCCTTTATATTCAAAATCAATAAATATAATTTCATTAGAAGGAAACAATTGAATTTCTATAGAATCTTCTTCTAAATTAACAATTTTTCCAGTTAAAATAAAGGGGGTATCCCCGCCGAAATGAATATCAATCCATTGCTCAGGTAAAAGATCATTTTGTTTAGCGTAACCTGAAAATGTATCTCTACTGAGTAAGTCAATTGATGTGATTGATTTATCTTGTAGTGAATTGTCATCTAAAATTAATAAACTATTTTTTTCCAAGGTTTCAATATTTTGGATAATAATTTTATGAGAGTCCAAATAATCTATAATAAAAACTTGATTATTTAATTTTTCATTATTAAGAGAATGAATTTGGATTATATCTTTTAATTGTAATTGCAACATTATCTTATATTTATAGTAGAAATTAAAATGAAGAACGAATAGAAAAAGGACTTAAATATTTTAATAGATTAATAAATTATATGCATTTAACAGAACATTATTCAATCGAAGAGATATTGGAAGAAAATCCACTAAAATTTATAAAAAAAAAATATAAAGATGAAGAATCTATTTATCAGATTGTTCGTTATAAAAAAGACAAGCTTGATAAAACAACGGATAAATTTCGATCTGTAATTTTTAATGAAAACGAAAAAAAATGTGTATGTTTTTCTCCTATAAAATCAGTAAGTTTTAATTTGTTTAGTACAGAATATTTTATTAATAATAAAATTATTATTGAAGAATTTGTAGAAGGAACTATGATTAATTTATTTTTTGATAATAACAAATGGGAAATTGCAACTAGAAGTTCAATAGGTGGCAAAATAAAATTTCATCAGGAAAAAGATTCAAAGACCTTTAAAGAAATGTTTGAAGAAGTAAAGGAATATGTTAAGTTAGATTTTGACAAATTAGATAAAAAATATTGTTATAGTTTTGTTCTACAGCATCCTGAAAATAGAATAGTTAAGGTTTTTACAGAAAAAAAACTGTATTTGATTTCAATCTATGAAATTAAGCATCTTGAAAATAAGGAAATTCATATTGATGAAATGGATGAAGTGACAAAAAAAATGCAAATGGAAGGTACGAATGTAAGTTTTCCTGAAACACAAACCCAATATCAAGATTATAGTTCATTAGCACAAGATTGTTCTCAAGGAATGTTATCTTACTCAATTATGGGTTTTGTTTTGAAAACAGAAACAGGAATAAGAAGTAAGGTACGAAATATAACCTTTGAGGAGGTTAGGAGATTAAGAGGGAATCATGCCAAACATCAATATTTATATTTAATTTTACGAAAAGATGGAACATTAAAAAAATATTTGGATTTTTATCCAGAAGATGGAAAAGTTTTTGAAAATTATCGAACCCAAATTTATAATTTTCTTCAAAGTCTTTATTTAAATTATTCTAGATGTTATAAGCGTAAAGAGAAGGTATTATTGGAGTTTCCTTTTCAATTTAGGCAACTAATGTTTGAATTGCATCATGAATATTTTTCAAAAAAAAAACCAGAACCAATAAAATTTTATGATGTTAAGGCTTTATTCTATACATTACATCCTGCCAAGCAAATGTTTCTTTTAAATTATGAACATAGAAATTTTGCAAAAGATCATGCCAAAGAAAAGGTATGCGTTGCACAAAATAGAGAATAAATTTATTTGCTTTTATTAAAAAACAATAATTAAGTAATAATGGATTGTATAATATGTTTGGAAAATTTAAAACCTTATAAAGATTTGGTTTGTTTTCCATGCGGAACTCAAACAACACCTCATACTATGTGTTTTAATTGTTTCATAGAATATATTAAATTACATGGATGTAAGGCAAAATGTCCATTATGTTCTGAACTTTTAAAGTTTGGTTTTAATAAACCGGTTGTAACATTACCTGAAAGGTATCATATTTATGAGGATATTATAATAAAATTAAAAAATTCATATAATGAAATAAATACGAAAGAGATTATGAATCCTTTTTTGAAGGAGAATACATTAGTGCAACAACTATCAGCAGAGGGCTATTATCCTGCAGAAATTGAATATTATAAACTAAGAATTTTCTTGCAAGGTATATTTGGAAAACAAAAAATTAATTTTAAAAAAATAATTAGTCAAATTCACAGTTTTTTTTATTCAATATGCGATTTAACAATAGAAAATTATATTTACCCTTCAATTATGAAGGAAGAAATAGATATTATTGAATAATATTTTATGTAGTATATAAAATATTATAAACATGTATATGGTATCTTACGATAATGTAAAGGCATTATTAGAGTTATCAATATTAGTTTATAAATATGATAAGACTTTTACAATGGAGGAAGGGGAGACTTGGAAAAGTTTATATTTAAAAAGAAAAGATAAAACCGAAGGAGGGTTAAGTGATAATATTATAGAAGAAATGGGAAAAAAATCTCCAGATGGCCACATTTGTAGATTTGTAGATGATACAAAAACGGATTTACAGGCATTTGTTTCTGTTAGTCATAATTACCGTCGTATATGTGTTACTTTCCGAGGGAGTGAGTCTAAGAAAGATTGGTTATATGATTTTAAAGTTATTAAAAAACAATTGGATGAAGGAGAGAAGGTACATAGTGGATTTTATGGTCAATTATTTGAGACAGAAAGTTTTTTAGTTTTAAAAGAGGAAGTTATTAAACAATTATCCGAAAATCCATATTACGAAGTTTTTATTTCAGGACATAGTCTAGGTGGAGCATTATCAACTTTATTTGGATATTTATTATCAAAGGAAATAATAAATCATGTTACAGTAGTTTCATTTGCGAGTCCAAGAGTGGGTAATATAAAATTTAAAGAACTTTTCGAAAGAAAACAAAATTTAACACATATTCGTATTGTGAATAAAAGGGATGTAATAACAGCAACGCCAATGATTGGTTACCATCATGTTGGAGTTGCAGTGCAGTTATCTGATAAAAATTTAGCAATATTAAATACATATAATAAATGGTGGGAATTTTCATTATTTAAAAAATACAGTGTTTCTGAGCATTACATTGATAAATATTATGAACGATTTTGTAAATTAAAAATTCAGTGGAAAAATGTCAATGTTGAGAAAAATAATTTTAAAAAAGTATTATCTTTTTGGAACATTTTAAAAAGTAAAAATAGTGATGTAAGTGATGTAAGTGATGAATAGTAAATAAATAAAAATAAAATACCACTTTTATTTATTTGTCCCACGATGACCAGTCTTTATTTTTACCTTTTCCACAATTACATGGTTTTTTAACGCGCATTTGTTTAGTTGAACTAACTCGCGTTGTTTTAATTACAGGATTATTGGGTTTTGATTTTTCTTTTATTTTTTCTTCTATTACAGCCTTAAATTGATCTAGAGTAGCTTGTTTATTTTTTATCATAGAAATCCATAAATTTTTTTCACCCCCAGACATACTGAAATTATAAATATTTAATACTTTTTCAACGGTAGTCATTATTTATTGAAAATACTTTTTTTTTTACTATTTTTTTAATCTATTTCCTCGATTGAAGGACCGTTATCTTGTTCTTCTTCATAACTTGAATTATTTGTTTCGGTTGTTTCTGAATTATTTTCAGGAGGTTGAAATAGTTTCATTGACAAGGTTTCAATCTCTTTTTTTTTCTCTTCATACTGATGTTTTTCTTTCTCTTCGTCATTATCAATCCATGTTTGAATTTCATTTAATCTGGCGTTTGCCTCGTCCTTATCTTCTGAATTTAGTTTTTCTTGAATCTCAGGTTTTTCAAGTTGAGATTTACATTGGAAAATTAACATTTCTAATTCATTTTTTGCATCAACCTTTTCCTTTTGTTTCATATCGTCTTCTTTAAATTCTTCTGCTTCTTTTACCATTCTGTCAATATCTTCTTGGGATAAACGACCTCTATCATTCGTTACTGTAATATTTTCCTTTTTACCTGAAGATTTTTCTAAAGCACTTACATTCAAAATACCATCTGCATCGACATCATATGTAATTTCAATTTGCGGCACTCCCCTAGGCATAGGAGGGATTCCATTCAATTGGAACTCTCCAAGTTTATTGTTATCTTTTGTAAATTGACGCTCGCCTTCAAATACCTGAACAGTGCAACCGGGTTGATTATCAGCATAGGTACTAAAAGTTTGTGTTTTTTTACATGGTATTGTTGTGTTTCTTGGAATTAAATTAGTCATTACCCCTCCAGCTGTTTCCAAGCCTAAAGAAAGAGGAATTACATCCAGTAACAAAAGATCACTCATTTTTTCATCCTTCACTCCTGATAAAATTGCTGCTTGTACTGCAGCTCCGTAGGCCACAGCTTCATCAGGATTAATACTTTTGTTCAATGCCTTTCCATTGAAGTATTCGCTTAATTGTGATTGAATTTTTGGAATACGGGTTGAGCCTCCAACTAAAACAATTTCATCAATTTTACTTTTACTCATCTTAGCATCTTTCATAACCTTTTCCACAGGTGCAAAAGTTTTCCTAAAAAGATCGCTACACATATCCTCAAATCTTGCTCTCGTGAGAGAAACATTATAATCAATACCTTCAAATAGGGAATCGATTTCAATTACTGCAGAAGTAGATGAGGATAATGTTTTTTTAGCACTTTCACATGCTGTTTGAAGCCTACGAATTGACCTTTTTGAAGAAGACAAATCAGCTTTATGTTTTTTTTTAAAATCAGCCATACAATATTCCATCATTCTCCTATCAAAATCTTCACCGCCTAAATGGGTATCTCCTGCTGTAGCTTTCACTTCAAAAACCCCATCATCAATTGCCAATAGAGATACATCAAAAGTCCCTCCACCAAGATCATATATTAAAATATTAATTTCTTTATCGCCTTTTTTGTCTAGACCATACGCAATTGCTGCAGCTGTAGGTTCGTTAATGATACGCAAAACATTCAATCCCGCAATAACACCAGCATCTTTTGTAGCTTGTCGTTGAGCATCATTGAAATATGCAGGCACCGTAATTACGGCATTTTGGATATCTTCTCCCATATAGGCTTCGGCAATTTCTTTCATTTTAGAAAGTACCATCGAGGAAACTTCTTCTGGTTTAAATGTTTTCAACTCATTTTTATAAGACACCTCGATAACCGGTTTTCCGTTCGAATCAGATTTAACTGTATAAGGAAAATGTTTAATGTCCGATTGAAGCAAAGGATCAGAGTATTTTCTTCCAATTAATCTCTTTGCATCAAAAATAGTATTTTCTGGATTTTGAGAAGATTGTGATTTGGCGGAACTACCAATAAGGCGTTCTTCCGAATTAAAAGAAACATAAGAAGGGGTAGTACGATTTCCTTGATCGTTTGCAATAATTTCAACATTATTATTTTGCCATGTAGCTACACAACTATAGGTAGTCCCTAGGTCAATTCCTATACAAGAAGTCATAAACAAGTTAAAGAAATAATCTTTAAATTATTTAAAAAAAAATGTGTATCTGTGTAAATAAACTTTATTAAAATTTGGAGTTTATTTGTTCAATTATTTGTACCGAATCTTGAATCGCAGTAAGGAGATATTGATACGCTCCTGTTTTTTCTGTTTTTTCTTTAAACGCAATTCGAATAATACTATATGTATCAAAAGGATGTTTTTTAATGAATCCACAATAAGATAATGTTTTATTATTTTCAAAATTTTTGGAATACAAATAATATTCAAGAATTTTTCCAATTGTATAATCTTCATTTTCAAGAATAATATCAAATGAATTTTCCATAATTACCTCAGATGGTTTGACAATAAGTTTATTTGTTTCGATTTGTTTTTTAACCTCCGATAATCGTTCAGTTAGATTATTGCAAGCTAATTTAACCAATTCTACATTCTTAAAAACCCCTACAGATTCTATAATAAAATCAAAACTATTTGGTTTAAAAATCCTTTGTGCTTCAAGAAGATTCCAATTTTGTTTTTCAAAACTAATTTCTTCTGGCGTAATACCTTTTTTAAGAAGTTCAACTTCTTTTTCACTCCATAATTTTTTATTTTTTTCATTATCTTTTGTATTACCAAATGAGATTGTACTAGCCACATTAAACATTCCATCTTCTTTAGCGGAAGCAATAGTAAATTTACATGTTAAATTCAATTCTTCACCCTCTAAATCATTAGAGGTTTTAGGTTTAAGTCGAACAAAATCGATAAATCGTTCTGTATAAGAATTGGGAGGGAAAATTTTTCTAATTTCACTTTCTTCAATAAATTTATCAGTTGTGGTATTTAAAATTTTAAAATCTTCAGTTGTAATGTTTTGAATAGTATCAGATTCATTTTTTTTATTAATTACTAAAAGGTAATTTTCTAAAGATGTATTTAGGTCGGTAATGTGAATAGGAATGCAACTTAATCTTTGTTTTACAATTTCATTATTAAAACGGGTTGTATTAATTTTAATATCACATTGATTTTCTTCATAAGGAGAAGTTTTAAAAACAACACAAGGAATATTTGAAATAATGGTTCTTCTTAAAGAATTAGCAATACTTACATTTAAATCACTCAATGTAAATTTAAGTTCATCTTCATTTGATTCTATTTGGACTGACATATTAATCTTATATATTAAAGAACTGATTTATTTTTAATCAATTTTTACTGAAATTAGTTAAAATACCTATGCTTATTTAGTATATTAGAATATATGGTATCCATTTTATATTATAGTAATTATTGCAAAAACAGTAAAAATTTATTGACTAGATTAAGTCGTTCTAAAATAACTGAAGAATTACATTATCTTTGTGTTGATCAGAGAGTAAAAGCAAACAACGGTGCTACCTATATAGTTTTATCCAATGGCCAGCAAATAATGTTACCACCTACAGTTACAAAAGTACCAGCTTTATTATTAACCAATAAAGGTCATCATGTTTTATTTGGAAATCAAATTTACCAACATTTATTACCAAGAGAGACTGAAATAGAAGAACAAGCAAATAAAGATAGCGAACCCCAATGTTATTCTTTTGGAGGAGGAATGTGTTCCTTAGGTGTAAATTCAGATCAATATAGTTTTTTGGATATGTCTTCTGAAGATTTAGCAGCAAAGGGAAATGGTGGTATGAGACAATTATATAATTATTCAACAATTGAATCAGGAGGTCAAATAGAAACTCCTCCAGATACTTATTCTCCTGATAAGTTAAATTTTCAAGATGAAACTATGGAAAAATTAAGGATGGAGAGAGAACAGGAAATTAAACTTTAATATAAAAATAAATATTTAAAAAATATATTTGATGTAATATATCATGTCGTCATCTGCTATTTTAAAAGGATTTAATAACCATATTTCTGAATTTTTAGAAGATATCTGTCAAGTTTTTCCCGAGGACCCAAAAATAAACACCGCTAAGAATTTGTTATTTACAATAAAGAAGGCTAATCCAAAATTATTAATAAGGATATGGCATAAATATATAACTTTAAAATATACGGATGAAATTGAAAAAGAGGAGATTTCATTTTTCATCGATAAAGATTATAGTACAGATGTTAGTAACTTAAATGATAGTAGCGAGGTGGTAGATTCAATCAATCAATTACGGGAACCTATAAAAAATATGGGGGAAGAAAATCAACAAAAATGTATGAAATATATTAAAAATCTTTCGAATTTAACAAAAATATATTTTAAGGAAGAGTAATATTAAAAAAAAACCTATATATTGGTTCATAATGACAGAAAAATTTAAAAAAGTAATTAAAGATTTTGTAAAAGATATTATTTTATGTTTTCCAGAATTATATGAGAATTTAGATTTAGATTTGAAATATGTATTAGAGACAGATGAAATAGAGGATGAAAAAATAATAAATCTACAAAAGTATTGTAAAGAATTATATCCAGATAAGTTTTTTGATATTTTGTATCAAAACAATGAATTATTTGAAAAGGAGCCAATATATTTATTGCCGAATATTGATTTTCAATATATTTGGAAGGCAGAAATTTCTGAAAAGACAAGAGAGACTATCTGGAAATATCTCCAATTGATTTTATTTAGTCTGGTAGGGGATTTAGATAGTAAGTCTTTTGGAGAAAGTGCCAAATTATTTGAGGCCATTAATGAAGATGAATTAAAATCCAAACTAGAAGAAACAATAAATCAGATGAATGATATATTTGGTGGTGAAGATAAAGAGGAAGGAAGTGAAGATAAAGATAAGGAAAAAACAGCTAAAGAAGGATTACCAGACCCAGAGGAATTACATTCTCATTTAAATAGTTTATTAGATGGGAAATTAGGAAGATTGGCAAAGGAAATTGCTGAAGAAACAGCAAAGGATCTAGATATTGACATAAATAATGATAGCGATATGGGTGATATATTTCAAAAATTATTTAAGAATCCCGGAAAACTAATGGGATTGGTTAAGAATGTTGGTGGAAAATTAGATCAAAAGATTAAAAGTGGAGACATTAAAGAAAGTGAATTAATGGAAGAAGCAAATGAACTAATGAAAAAAATGAAAAATGTGCCAGGTATGCCAGATATGAAAGACATTCAATCCATGTTAGGGAAAATGGGAGGAAAAGGTAAAGGAAAAGCAAAGTTTAATACAAATGCGTTTCAGACACATTTGGATCAAGCCAAAGAAAGAGAGAGAATGTTATCAAAATTAGAGGAACGAAAAAAACAAAGAAACCAACCTTCTAACACAGAAACGGAAAACTTACCAAGTAAGGAAGAGATCGAGAAAATAATGGCAGAATTGTTAGAATCAGAAGATTTGAATAAGGTAGTATCAAAAAAACCTAAAAAGAAAAAAAAGAAAAATTAAATTTTTTTATTTGTAGGTGAAGAAGACCTTTTTTTAATAATATATTCTGAACATGTACCGCAATGGTCTTCATTAGAATAATCAATTTTTAGATTTATTTTATTTGGTTGATTTAATTTCCATCTACCAAGATGCATTGGTTGAGGCTTATTAAATATAATTTTATTAGCTAAACTTCTAATTTGAGAAAACATGATATATTTATAATATGTTACAATATTTAAATCGTTTAGGATCGTATTTTACCACAAAAAAAAAATTAGAATATATATAATGACAAATACATTTTGGATAAACAATCCTTATATACTATTAGACGAAAAATATGCTTACGAGCTTTGGCCATCTGACTCAATGAGTTCAATTAGAAAATTAAATGCAATTTCACGATTTGTTATTTTGTTGATGATAATAGGATTTGTGATTACCAAAGGTTCAACTCGTATATTGATTTCAGGTTTAGTAACTTTAGGTATTATATATATTTTACATAAGAATCAGGTAAATGAAACATTTGAAAATCCTAAAAAACAGGAAGAGGAAGTCAAAAAGGCCAACAAATTAATTGAACAAACTTATTATCCTGTAAAACCTACAAATCCATTTGGGAATGTCTTATTACCTGAAATTAATGATACACCAAATCGAAAACCGGCAGCACCTTCTTTTTATCCAATGACAGAAAAGGAAATATATAATACAACAAAAGACATGGTAGCTAAAAATCTAGATCCCAACAATACCGATGACATAAAAGAAAAATTATTTAAAGATTTAGGAGATAATTTCATGTTTGATCGTTTTATGCGTAATTTTTATTCAACAGCTAACACCCAAGTCCCTAGTGATCAGAAATCGTTTGCACAATTTTGTTATGGAGACATGATATCATGTCGTGATCAATTCGATCCAAATCAATCTATTGCCTGCGAACGAGATGATTTCCGTAAATATCCAGGGTATTAATTTTAGTTTATTTAAAATAATTTATTTATATTTTATATACAATGGCTTATGTTCATGATTATACATTCAATAATATGTCTAGGATAGGAAACGACGAGGGTTCTCAATATCAAGGAAATATTCAAAATACAAAACACAATAATTATTTATTAACAAATCATTTTTCTAATGATTGCATGATGAGAGATCCAATGAATTTAGCATTATCACAACCAAGTATGAATTACAAGGGGGGTTCTCATGTAGGAGCCGAAGGATGTAATATTGATACAAGTTCTGAACTTTTACTTGGTTCTATGTTGACTCATCCAAAATGCAAATTAAGTCTTTACAAAAGACCTTTTGCTACTGTGCCTTACTTAGGAAGAGGTGCGGCAAATCCTGATATGGAAAGTCAATTACAACAAGGTGATTTAAACATTAACAGAAAAAGTGTAAATCCTTTAATGGAACAATCTTATGCTCCTGTTTCCCAAACACCATTGATTCCTTCTGTAGCCGCTACTATTAGTAACCCTGCAAATTTGGTTGAAGGAGTGGCAGCTGATGGATGGATCCGCGGTGGATTACCTTCTCGTGAATTAACAAAAGATAATGAATACTTTAAAAAGAATATGTAATTTAATTTAATAATAATCTTTTCCCCATAACAGTTTATTCTTGGGAATCAATCTCTTTGGTATTAAAGAGGCATCTGTGGTTTCATTATTATTAGATTTTTTTATAGAATATAACATTTTATTTTCTCTCAAAATTGATTTTGAAAATAAAAACAAATACCAAAAACTATTCATTATAAATAATTATCATATTTCATTTTAAATTGTTTCTTATTTTAGAAAATAAATAAAAATTGATGTAAGATTATTATTAATTATTAAAAGAAATAAATGTGGGTTCCCAAAAAATTAAAATATGAAGACCAAATAGGTAAAATAGCAAGGGTTTATTATTTTAAAGAAGAAAATTATACCGAAGGACAATTACTAGGAATTCAAAGATTAAACAGGGTAGAATATGGGATTCAAATTTTGGATGAAAATAAATATACTATTCATTCATTTATTTCAAATGTGATTAAAAAAGTAGAAATAAAAAATATTGCAGTTAAAAAAGAATTATTTAATTTTTGTAGTCAATATTTAATTGAAGATATACATCATTTAGTAAGTGAATATTCGGATAATTTTGTAGAAATCTAGAATTTATAATATTTTAGTTTAGTTTTAATTAAAGACAAAATGAAATGAATAATTAATATGAATCATATTTTGGATATTGAATCATTATCTGTTTCTGAAATAAATAATATATTTTCAAATGCATTACAATATAAAAAAGGGAAAGTCGTAGATTTATTAAGTAATAAAATTGTTGCTACTGTTTTTCTTGAACCTTCAACTAGAACACTATTTTCTTTTCAATGTGCTTGCTATCGTATGAATGGAAATATAATTAATTATGAACATTCTACATCAAGTTCGAAAAAAGGAGAGTCTTTTGAAGATACAATAAAGACTATTTCACAGTATGTAGATATTATTGTTCTTAGACATCCCGAAAAAAGCAAAGTCCATTATTATGCATCCAAATCTTTTGTACCCGTTATTAATGCTGGAGATGGTAATGGAGAACATCCAACTCAAGCACTGTTAGATGTTTTTACCATGCAAAATTATGTAATGTTTCAACAACCTAGGAAAATTATTAAAATAGCATTTGTAGGAGATTTAAAAAACGGAAGAGCGGTACATTCAACTGTTAAATTATTAGATAGATTATATGATAATGTTGAATTTTATTTTTTTTCAAATGAAATGTGTAATATGGAAACAAAGAATATTCAAAATCCTTTTTATATAAAACAAGAGTTGGAAAAAGAAATCCATCAGATAGATATATTATACATGACTCGTATTCAAAAGGAAAGAAATGAAGAATTAAACAAAATTGAATATAATAATATTTTGACTAGAAAAATAATGTCACATGCAAAAGAATCAATGATTGTATTGCATCCTTTACCAAGAAATAATGAAATTGCTGTAGACATAGATGATGATCCAAGGTGTAAATTTATAGAACAAATGAAAAATGGGATGTATGTCCGAATGGCAATTTTGGAACATGTAAATCAAAAATAATCATATAAAAACAATCATTTAATATAAATATTATGTACCAATCTAAAATAAAGGTGGAATATGAAACAGATGATGAATATAGAATGAATCTTTTAAAAGTGTTTGATAAAACTCCAAGTGATTTAACAAATGAATTATTCGACTTATTGATTGATGAAATAAATTTGATATATAAAGAAATAGAAAACAATAGCAAACTTGTAAATTTGTGTAAAAAAGCAGGTACAAATTATATATTTACCGAAGGAGAAGATGGAATAATTTTTCTTTTTTCATATACTTATTTTATTGATTTTCATAAATGTTTGTTTGATTTTTATGAATCAGGGGATGTAACAGATGAAAATTATAATAATTTATTGAAAAAACTTGAAAAATAAATGTATGTTTATATTAATATGACTTCAACAAGAAATAAAAATACAAATGGAGATTATTATTTAGAGCAACGAAATCATCGTTTAGCAGAAAATTACTATTTAAATAGTCAGATGATTCCTCAAAAACCAGCAATTCCCGGTAAAGGATATGGAACAACAACCAAAATGATGAATAATGAACTTTCTCATAATCATACAGATATAGAATCATCTTTGCTAGGAATAGGTTCCTCAAATTTAGTAAAATCAAAACCCAAGGTCATTCCTCAAATTAAAAAACTACCTCAAATTTCATTTTTTAAGGAAGAGCAAACAATTTTGCCTAATCCTCTAGTTATAGAAAAAAATCAAAGACACGCTTTTCAATAAAATATTTATTAATATTATATATTATGAAATTAACCAATATTAAAAGTAGTCCAAGTAGAATTGCAAAAAATTTAGAAATTTCTACATATACAGGAAGATATCAATTAAATACTCCTGGACCAGGTGCTTCTATGCCATTTATGGAAGACCCTCATTTTCGATTACAAAAATGGGGTGCTAATTACGAATCAGATATGGTAAATCTTGAAAATAAATTAACTGGAAGATCACAATCTTTAAATCGTGATGTAAATACCTATGCTAACTTACCAGAGAAAAATAAATCATATTCATCTTCTTCTGCTTCCACTGAACAAAGTAGAACAATTATGCCAGCTTGGACATTATTGGGCCAAGAGCATCATAGATATGATTATCCTCATTTAGATCCTCAAGAAAATGTATTTTATCCTTTTGAAAATAATACAAGTACCCGAATTTTAGAAAAGGATAACTATGTACGAAATACTTATCATTAAAATATATTTTTTGTAAATTTTATTATAAAAAATATATTGTTGTATATATAAATGGACGCACTAGTAATAGGACTTGTTGGATTAGGAGGTTTATATACTATAGCTAATCAAAATAAAAAAAAAGAAAAGAGAGAAAATTTTAATCTACAAGCAGGAGAGAATGAAAAACCTACTTCTTTTCCTCTTCAAAATAATGATGTATCTGAAAATGTAAATAAGTTTGTGGACCAAGATAAGGCAACAAATAAATATTATAACCAAACTTTATATCAAAAGGAGGTTAAAAAAGATACAAATTCAGGAAGTATGTTACCTGACAATAATACTTTTTCTTCATTGTCAGGAAAAACTCTTGACACTAATGCATTTCAACATAATAATATGGTTCCCTTTTTTGGTGCCAAGATAACCGGAAGACATTCCTATTATGATGGAGATGCAGAGGCAATTTTAGATAATACAAATGGTACTGGCTCGCAGGTATTCAGAAAAGTGGAACAAGCACCTTTATTTAAACCCCAGGAAAATGTACAATGGACTCACGGAACCCCTAATTTTTCTAATTTTTATGAATCCCGTGTTAATCCAGGAAAAGCAATGAACAATACAAAACCTTGGTATGAAGTACGAGTAGGACCCGGTTTAGGAAAAGGATTTGAATCATGTGGATCAGGAGGTTTTAATTCTGGATTAGAAGATCGAAAAGCTTGGCAACCTTACACTGTTGATAGGCTTCGAACAAAAACCAACCCAAAAATTACATATGGTTTAAAAGGTCATGAAGGGCCTGCTAGGTTAAGACAAGGCGATGTAGGTAAAATAGGTCAAGTAAATAAAAATTTACCTGATACTTATTACGATTGGGGACCTGATCGTTATTTTACAACAGGTGGTGTTCAAAAGGACCAAACCGCTAGGCCTATTCAAGAAGTTCATGAAACACACCGTATGGGTACAACCGCATCCTATGAAGGAGCACCAGGAGCAGAAATGAAAAAACAAATGGCTTATGAAAATTATAGCTGTCCTATTAAGCCCCATACATATGGTCAAATTATGGGACATGCTGGTACAAATATTGCTCCTGCATCAGAAGGTGATTATGCGCAAAAAGGATACTCTTCCAAGCCAAATAATCGTATTTCTACTAACGCTAATTCTTATGGAACACCAGGAGGAGGAATTATAAATGCAATAGTGTCTCCATTAATGGATGTATTGCGACCTTCAAGGAAAGAAAACTTTGTAGGAAATATTCGTTCATCTGGAAATGGAACAAAAATAGGTGCTGGTGGTCATCATATATATAATCCAGGTGATCAACCTAAAACCACAATAAAGGAAATGACTGTGAAAGGAGCTCAACATTTGAATGTTCATAATAACAAAACTTATGGGTCTGGATATACAACAAATCCTCAGATTTCAACTGATACACAACGACAAACAACATCTTACCAAGCATATGGAGGACCAACTTCTGCCTATGGAGAAATGTCGGTTGAAGCAACTGCCAATCAAAGAAATAATGATAAGGTTCTTTCGTCTTATGCAGCAACAGGTAATACAAATATGTTTCAAAATGAAATCAATATGAGTACAAATAACAATAAAATTGTAGATTACCAGAGAGATATGGCTCCTTCAAGTATGCCTAATGCTATTCCAAACTCAATGACATATGGACAACTTCATGGAGGACAACAATACCAAGAACCCGAGCGTATGACAGAAGACATTTTAGATGCGTTTAAACAAAATCCTTACACTCATAGTTTAAATACTTCAGTTTAATTATTAAAATAAATTTATAATATAATATGAAAATAAGCGTTTATACAATATTATATTATGATACTCAGTTTTTAGAAACTATTTACAACCATATAGAAAAGTATATTGATGAATTTATAATTGTAGATGGACCTTATTCATATGCCATAGAGACTTTAAAAAAATACAATCTTTTTTATGATGAAAATTCTCGACCCGCTGAATTACTTTCTCTAATTGAGAAATTTCCCAAAATAAAATATCACTATAAAATCTTTCAAAAAGAGGAAGAAAAAAGGATGTACGGATATAATAATTGTAAAAATGATTATGTTTTATTGGTTGATACAGATGAATTTATTAACCTTAATTTAGATAATATTTTATATTTCATGAAAAATAGAAAACAAAAGTATGTTAGTTCTTCTGAGATTTTTAATATGTGTGATTACAATATTAATTTTAATAAACTGAGCAGAAAAAATATTCTTTTCAAAAAAAAAAAAATATCAGCACTTCAACATTTAGATTATTTATGGTTAATTAATTGTAATCAATCAACACCTGTTACAGCTCATATTGAGGAAACAAAACCCATAGGGATTATGTATCATTTAACATTAAATCGCTCCAAGAAAAATACCATTGTTAAATTTATGTTTTATATTTCTCTCTATTTTCATATTCACAATAAGAAATTTCAATTAATAGATAATTACGATGATGAAACAGTTATGAAATTACTAACTATTAATGAATTAAAAGAAATATTTGTTCATAGCAGAATATCTCATATTAATTTACCAGATAACAAACCAGGAAATCTTCTTGAAGAGACTCCTATTCCTAATAATTTACAATTAGAAAAATTTAAAGATAATAAAAAGGATTTTTACTTTACAAATGAAATAAAAGGATTAGTAAATCTTCCCTTATTTTTTTATATTGAGAGAAATAGTAAAAATATACAATTAGTTATTCAAAATGGGAAAAAAATAATAATAAATTTATATTATTATTTCATTGGAAAAAATACTAAAATTGTTAAGAAGGGATTGTTTGAATCATTAAATAATAATTTTATAATAGAAGGAATTAATGTTGAAAACCCAATTTATAAAGTAATTGAAATTAGAGTAATTGAAACTTGCAATGAAGATAAAATATTTACATTAAAAAATATTATCTATACT